ATTATACTTTGAGGAGAGTTATTATCCTCTGCCCTCATTAACTGTAATTCCTTCATCATCAGTCTATTTTCTAAATATTTCCTAAAATCCATAGTATAATATCGAAAGAGTTTAGGGGAGAATACAAGTACTCTCCCCTTTCCTCCTGTTTCCTCCGTGATGACAAGCACTATTGGGAAATACCCAATAATTTGTTAGATTTCTTTTGGAGGTGTAATGCCTTTGAATAGGCTTGATTTCGCCTAATTTCATTACCATTACCTTCATAATAATCCAAGAGCTTGTTCACTTTGTTATTCAGGTTGTAGGCCATTAATGCAGGTTTCAACACATCGTTCCATGCTGATGGCGTAGAAGATTTACACATATTCATGTTCTTCTTCATCATTACCATCAGTTACTGGAGATAATACTTTATCCCCACAATGTTGACAGTTAAGGGCGAACCCTTCGTCATATTCTGCTAAGTTACCACAATCGCAAATTACTAGTGTTGTCATGTTACGGATCTCCTTTTTTTTTGAGGTTAGGTCCTCCTCCTACTAGTTAAACAGTTGTATATCCAACTATTTCACTATTTCCATTTAATTGAATTGTACTTACAGGTATTGTGGTTAAGTTTTCACCTTTAGTAACAGGCTTATGACTTTTATGCCACTTAGATACCAATGGAGTACCAGTTTCAATAGCTTTCATTAGACGTGGAACAGGTATGAACTCATTTATAGCAGCTTTTAATCTATAAGCAGAGCCTACTGTCAACATCCATCTCAATGCTTTTCTTAAGAATTCTCTATCTGTACGTCCTGTATAGGTTCTTATTTGACCAAGAGCAATAGAAAATGTTATTGGTGATTTACCAACATTAACTATCTGTCTTAACGCCCTTTTACCACCAACTTCTTCCACTCTTTGAATATTATAAAGAGTAGTAGCTTTCACTTTAGCACCATTAAGATAACGTTCTAGTTCTTGGCAAGCATTGATTGGCATTGTATCTTCATTACAAGATACAAATAGATCATCAAAGACTTTATGACTAGTACTATTATGCATAACAACTGGAGCTTTCTTAACACCAAGTATTTTTAATGCAGTTAGTCTGCGATTACCATCTATAACAGTACCATTATTAGCAACTATAATAGGAGTTAATAGTCCATTCTTTCGAATATTAGTTACCAGTGATTTAAACCCTTGATGAGTATCATCTGTTCTAATTACAGGATTCAAAGGATTAAACTTCAACTTATTAATCAGCATAGTTTTAAAGATCATTGTAGCCTCTTTAAAAGTTGATTTAGTTGTCACATTAGCTTTAGTTTTCGTTACTGTTTTTGTTGTTTTTTTCATTTTCTCTCCTTGTTTGATTTATGAAATTATTATAACCTGAGATTACAGTTATTACAGTATAGCTTTGAGAAGCGTACGGATTTAAGTCCTTACTTCCTTTGTCCACTAGCACTTGCGTGTAGTACCATACCAAGCTCAGCAGTTAAAGACTGCCACTCTTATCGTTCAAGCGGTTTCAACAACTACTTACATCATTATAAAGCAATTAATTCTATAGTGTGCTTTCATCATTAAACTAACCAGGATTGCGTCCTAATTAGCTCTCCTTCATTGCAGGAGACTTAGAGCTCTATGCTCTTGAACGCTTACATGTCTTTTTGCACTTTTCTATGTTTATAGTTAAGTCCCTGATACAAGGCCTCAAGGTGGCACGATTTAGACTAGGCAGAAGAATCCGAGCGCATATAAGTTGTAGCTCATTATTCTTTTGGAATAATAAATACTACTCTCAGATTTATGTTCTCACTGGTGATGAGTTTACATCATACTTCACGATCAATCTCTGTTTCAAGAGAGATAACCATTTATATTGGAAGTCAGTCTTAGCTACCACAGTCTCAACTTGTGAATATAAAGTATTCAATCCCTACACATTTTCCTTTTGGTATCACTACCTCAATCTGAACGCCTTATCAGATATAATACTCTGTCATACTCAGTAGAGCCATATGAAGATTATTATGTTATGTGCTTGCTTACGTGAACCATTACTGGCGCTACTCAGGAGTTTAATCCCTTTTACTTTGGCTATGTTACCATAGTTATTCTTAAGGACTATAAGCAGCCCATTGGGGTGAGAGAGAAGAACAGCCTTCAACATTGTTAACCAGCCTCACTAGTCCCCAATTCAAACTGTCTTACTCTCTCAAATTAATGCTAGCTCCCCTGATCAGAGTTCTTCGGTACATACATACCTAAAGTGGAGATTGATTTGTGAATCCACACTTCTGGTGAATACTCTATAGGTATCACCTAACTAGCAAATTTGTAGCGGGTATGGGAGTCGAACCCACTGTCTTCTGGTTATGAGCCAGCTATTTAAACCGTTTCACTCACCCGCATCAGATTATTTATTACGTTTTTTCCTTCAACCAACCATATCTCCTAGCTTTCTTAGCCTTCTTACAAAGAGCCTTGGTAAATCCGTGACCTCTTCTCTTTTTAGGAGTTGGAGTTTCTATCCTATTAGGAACACAATATGTACGACCATAATCAGTTTCCATGTCTACTCCTATCTTCCCACCAATGTATCACACTAGCGAGAAGATATACCAACTGATTCAAGATTATATAACCAATATATAAACTTGCCATCAAGCCCAAAACAATGAACAACATCTCTAAGCTATTCACCTACTATTTCCTTATTTACAGTATCAAATATCACACGTCTAGTGCGAAATCTTTCAGCTAGAGATGATTCTTCACTTCCACAAAATCTATCATGATGATTGACTTTGGTTATACGATCAGCAATATGACAAGTTCTCATCTTGAGAAGGGCTAACTCCCAATTCTTAGAAAACTCTTTACTGCCTTCATGATCCATCTTATCAGCAATCTCACGTTGCATTCTAGCTTCACGAGACCAAGCATTCATAAGAGGATAAGGAACTAGGATTATATCTATCATATCCATTTCAGCAATCATTAGAATATCATCCATAATATGATCAGTAATCATATAGTTAATAAATACATCTAACCACATCTTACATTCACTATATTCAGGATATTCTGATAATACATAATCAGACCAACGATCTAAATCACGATCAGGAATATTAACTCCAAGTCTAGATCCATTCTTATCTATAATAACTCTAGCTGTACCAGAATGATCTGGGTTTAGCTTAGTATCATTACAGACTTCATTACTACAAGCTCCAAGTACCTCATCAGTATTGAATGTATACTCATGATTGGAACCATAATTTACTACTGTTATCCCACTATTTAAGGTCAGTATAGGATATCTTTGACCGAGGATTGTTGCCATCACATCTCCCTTTTATTTATAGTAATTGTCATTAAATACTCTCTAAAGAGAAAAAAAAGAGCAGCAAAGGCCACTCTCTTCTTTGTACATAGAACCTGGTAATCACAACAGATTCAATATTCTAACCAATATACCTTAAGCTCATCTCTTACAGCTCTATTATATTGATCATTAAACACATCGAAATCACATGTAATATACACAGACTTATCATCTATAAATGTAAGAGTTGTACCAGTACCATGATTAGATGATGTCCAATGTATCACATGATCCATGTTAAAAGCGTAATGTTTAGATATTATAATCATTATGTCCCCTTTTAATTATTGTCATCAAAGAACCAAAAAAATAAGACTACTAGATAGCCTGTAAGTTACAATATATACTACAAGTATACTTAGGGTAGGGAAGTAAGAGTACGTACGCTCTAGGTACCAATATGGAGCTAATTCGACTATTCTATGTCGTATTAGATACTATATAATCTCTATTAACTCTGTTATGTAATAATATAGTAAAGAAATCTCTCTAAGTATAAAAAAAGAGAGACCAATAAAGGTCCCTCTTAATCGTACTACAATACTAGGGTACAACTACCCACTGTGTTCCGTCCCAAGTTGCCTTGGCACCAACTACTGGAGCTTGAGGCTGAGGAGCATTGTTAGCTAATGAAGCAATCATTGACTGTACCTGATTTGGATCTATAGCAGGCTTACTCTGGTCCATCATAGGCTGTTGGCATTGTGCTGCGAACTGTGGTACATTCTGAAACATACCTGAGAACGCATTATCTATCTGCCATTGGTTAGGCCTACGTTGAGACAGTAGTAGCTTTTGAGTAGCATACATAGATGTCTGTACATACGACTGCAACATATTGAGCAACATAGCTCTGAGTACTTCGTTCATTTGGATCTCCTTTTCTATTAATTAACATATAATCTTAAATGAAATTTAACGTAATCGCTTTAGCGAAAACCCATTTTATGGGGGTGCGGTGTCTCTGAAAGGCCATACACCAAAATGCTACAATTTTTAAAACCTCTTGCTTTGAACCAGTTCAGTTAATATAACTTTAACCATAGAAAGGAGATACAATGTCTAAACGAATATACCATCTTACCATTGAATACGATAACGAGACCGAAGAGGTTGAATATATCGTAGAGACTGTAGATCAGCTTGAAGATGATGATATACGGCTCGTAGAGATAGGAACTGTAGATATCAGTAAATACTTTAATAAAGAAGTATTAAAAGAACTAGCTCTATGTTATGAAATGGGAGAAGCTTGAATATCTATAGTATATAATATAACTTCTGTCTAACCCTTAAAGGGTTAGAACATAGAGAATGATATTATATTATATATTATATATTATATCTAGATATATATATTATATATCGCGCGTACGAGAAAATGAATATTGACAGAAAGATTACACTACTGATTACATTATGGATTTTAGACAAAATTATTATGATATGTTTACTATGGTTATTAAAGTAAGATATTTATTACTAGTTATTGGATCAGGCATCACATGCGGTGCTGGGATCTTTTTCCTATATGGTGGTTTTGATTATGATAATATATATGAAAATGCCAATGTATGGTATAAAGTATCCACAGATCATTTAAATCCAGGTGAAGTGGTAGCTCTAGATATGAGTAGAGGATATTCTATGTGTAATGATGGCTTTATTTATTTAGTAGTACATGCATCAGATACAAACGAGGAAGTGATCGTGGCATTTCCTGATGGTGGCTATTGGTCAGCACCTGGAGTTGATACCACATCTATGGAGATACAAAAACATTTTGGCAAATTAGAACAAGATCTAAGGAAAAGATGACCTGGGAAGAGATGTATAACGAAGCTCTAGAAACAATAAATATCTTGAATAAAGAGGTAGAGACTTTAAGAGCTATTGTTAGGGTTCAACTACCAATTATAGAGAGGGATGATGAGGACATACAAAGTATCTAATATATTTCACAAGGTTTATGACAGTATGGAAGAATTTCTAGAAACTCACCCAGAGATACCAGGTCCATATATAGCAAAGAACTGGAAAGGTTCACAAATAGGAGATTGGGTAGAAGCAGACGATGGGTGTATTATTCAGATCTTGAGGAAGGGAAAGATGGTTGCTACCTGGGGAAAGCATAGAACTAGGTATTATGTAGGCACATGTACAGGAACTTTTATGTGTACTAAGAATGTAAAGATGGATACATCTAAGAGGGAGAATGTGTGGAGTATATCTGGAAAGGATACCGAGAGGGTTATCTTTGATAGAAAGAATATGACTAAAAGGGAACTTGTATTTGTTCAGTTTATTACAAGTGGAGTATCTCTCCAGCAGGCATACTTAAATGCATACGATACAGATAATCCTAGGTATGCATTAGAACAATCAGCTAAATTAATTAAGACAGAGAGGGTTCAAAAGGCTATGAAAGAAGAGTTAAAACCAGTATTAAAAGAATTAGGCATTGATGATAAGTCAGTATTGGAAGGCATCAAGAAGGTTGCAGAGGGCAGTGAGAAAGATGAGACAAAGCTAAAAGCATTATTCAAGCTATCTGACATCTTAGATCTCGAAGATAAGACCCAAACCAAGATCACCCAGCTTAGTGGGGCTGTCTTCCAAGGATTTGCAGACAATGTCTTAGATGAAGTACAACGTCCCAAGGAGTTAGGAGAAAAGAATGGCTAAAAGACTAGACCTGTTTAAGCATGATAAAAAGAATAGGCCTAAGGACTCGTATCATATCTGACCGTATGAAGGAACGCCACACCCCGTTGGGGAAAGGCATAAGAAGGAAAAGAAGAAATGATTAAGCTTATTATATTCTCTGCATTGCTTAATACAGGAGAGATCCATGCTACTCTTCCAGATGATACGAAAATAGAAGCTAGAAGGCGTGGTGGTAAGGGCAATAAGAAGCGTAGGCGTGGAGGCAATGGACTTAGATAATGGCAGAAGATTTATTACGTACCCTTGATCTAATATCTACATATACTACAGATCCATTATCTACAGGAACATATGGAGCACTGCAGAAAAGCAATCTCTCAGAAGATCCTCAAAGCCTCTATGATATATCAGAAAAATTTCTGACACAGGCTGAAATTGATAGAGACGAACGTATAAGTTCTTTTTTCTTTGGTGAAGAGGGTATAGATACTGGTATGGCACCAGACATAGCCTTAAGTCCTTTATTATCATTAAAATCTTTTTTAAAACCTCTAATGAAAAATAAAACCTTTGCAAATAAGGCATTGTCTGGATTAGCTAAACTTGAGAGGAAGATTGGTCCTAGCCTTGCTGAAAAATCTTCCACTACCTCTTTATTAGAACCTACTAAGGTAGCTAAGTTTTTAGAAAAAAGAGTACGAACAGATCTAGCTAAGGATTTGTTAACTAAAAAGGCTTATAAGAGGTTTCAGCATACTTATCCAGATGCTGGAAAAATATTTAAATATGATGAGTATAAGATATTAGTGGAAAGTAGTTTACTGCCAAAGGCTGACGATATGGCTTATGCTATTCCTACCAAATTGAAACATCCACGCTTGGGAGAATATGCTAGAAGTGAAGATCTAGGTATGTCATGGATTAATATGCGTCCAGATATTGGTGTGACTAATTGGATGTCTACTTTAAGGCATGAGTTTAGTCATAAACTTGATGATGTCGTTACAGGATTTGCTACTCCAGATTATAAACGTCTAGAGAAAGTTTTTAAAAAAGGGATGATACCAGAGGTTTCCGATGAATTGGTTAACTGGGATCTAATGAGGGCCTTACAGGGAGATAGGTTTAAATTGACAAAAAGAGTAAAGGATATAAAATATCTTACTAGCCCTACAGAGACACTTGCAAGAATAAAGCAAATACGCAGACCATATCTTGGACAGAAGGTAGTTGAGAAATTTGGGAAGGATACCATGGCAATGAGGCAATTAAAATCCGTATATACAGATGATTTTATCAAAGGACTCCTAAAGGATTACTGGGCAGTTGCTCCTATAGGGATTGGTATGGAAGCTATGGATGAAGTCTATGAGGACTTAAAATAATGGCAAACGTTAATTTTCACAATGTAGGCAATGAAGAAAAAGCATTAAGACTTGCATATAAAGATTTAATTTCATTTGGCAAGTTATTTTTACCTGATGACTTTATGAGATCTGAGACTCCCCCTTTTCATTATGAAGTAGCTGATGCAGTAAATGATTTGGATGTCAGACAGTTGGCAGTTATATTACCCAGGGGACATG